GAAACTTGACACCAACGAGAAACTACAGGAGATTACCGGTCTCGACACCACGATCGACTGGAAGAACACCGGGGACAACTCGTACGATGGTGAAAAATTAAAACTACTAGTACACGATGAAAGCGGAAAGTGGGAAAAACCAACAAATATATTAAACAACTGGAGGGTAACTAAAACTTGTTTAAGACTAGGTTCTAAAGTAATAGGTAAGTGTATGATGGGCAGTACCTCAAATGCTTTAGATAAAGGTGGTGATAATTTTAAAAAATTATATTATGATTCAGATGCCACAAAAAGAAACGCCAATGGACAAACTCGCTCAGGATTATATTCTTTGTTCATACCTATGGAATGGAACTACGAAGGATACATTGATTCTTATGGATTTCCTGTCTTCGAAACGCCGAGCAAACCGGTTGAAGGACCACAAGGCGAATTAATTGGTACAGGTGTAATAGAATATTGGGAAAATGAAGTAGATGGATTAAAAGACGATCAAGACGGTTTAAACGAATATTATCGTCAGTTTCCAAGAACAGAGAATCATGCGTTCAGAGATGAAACAAAGCAATCTTTATTTAATTTAACAAAGCTATACGAGCAAATAGATTACAATGAAGACGCTCAAAGAAATGGTTTAGTAACTGTTGGTAGCTTTCAATGGAAAGACGGTGTTAAAGACAGTACCGTAGAATTTATGCCTAACAAAAGCGGTAGATTTAAAATCAGCTGGGTTCCTAAGTTGGAAATGCAAAACAGAGTTAGATTAAAAAATGGTGTAAAGTATCCAGCAAATGATCACGTTGGGGCATTCGGGTGTGATAGTTATGATATATCCGGGACTGTTGATGGTGTAGGGTCTAACGGTGCATTGCACGGATTAACTAAATACTCAATGGAGGAAGCTCCTGCGAATAGTTTTTTCTTAGAATACGTTGCAAGACCTCAAACTGCTGAGATATTTTTTGAAGACGTATTAATGGCTTGCGTATTTTATGGTATGCCTATATTGGTTGAAAACAATAAACCTCGACTTTTATATCATTTCAAAAGAAGAGGGTATCGAGGGTACTCAATGAATAGACCAGATAAAACTTATAATAAGCTTTCAATAACTGAAAAAGAAATTGGTGGAATACCAAACTCCTCAAACGATATAAAACAATCTCACGCTGCGGCTATAGAATCATATATAGAAAAGTACGTAGGTAAGATAAACGACGGATACGGGGATATGTATTTTAGCAGAACCTTAGAAGATTGGGTTAAGTTTGATATAAATAATAGAACAAAGTTTGATGCGTCGATTAGCTCAGGTTTAGCTATCATGGCTTGCAACAAAAACCTTTATGCTCCAACGCAAGAAAGAAAAGTTAAAAGTATAAATCTTGGGATAAAAAGGTATGACAATAAAGGGCACAGATCTCAAATAATATAAATAAATGATTAATAAAGCTATAAAAAGTTCTTTTCCAAGCCAAGCGGTTAGCGATATAGAAAAAATGAGTGCTGAATACGGGGCACAAGTTGGTAGAGCTATAGAGCACGAGTGGTTTAACTCTAAAGACGGTTATAATGGTAAAAGCGGATCAGGAAGATACTCTACGTCTAGACAATCTTTTCATTCTTTAAGATTATATGCCAGAGGGGAACAATCTGTTAGAAAATATAAAGATGAATTATCTATCAACGGAGATCTATCTTACATGAACCTAGATTGGAAACCTGTACCAATTATACCAAAATTTGTTGATATTGTTGTTAACGGTATGGCTGATAGATCATATGAAATAAAAGCTTATTCGCAGGATCCAGCGTCAATACAAGAAAGAACAGATTATGTAACTAAGATAGCCGAGGATATGGCAGCTAAGCCATTTAATGACGCGGTCGCTAATCAATTAGGAATTGATATATACCAAACAGATCAAAGCAAGTTGCCTGAAACATCGGAAGAACTTGAGATACACATGCAGCTTGAATATAAGCAAGCAATAGAAATTGCAGAAGAAGAAGCGATAAACAGTGTATTTGATAAAAACAAATATGAATTAGTATCTAGGCGTATAAAAAGAGATTTAACCGTTATAGGTATCGGTGCTGCTAAAAGTTCATTTAACAAAGCAGAAGGTATTAAAGTAGAGTATGTAGACCCGGTTGATCTTGTATATTCAAATACAGATTCACCTTATTTTGATGATATATATTATGTAGGTGAAGTAAAAGAAATATACGCTAATGAACTTAAGAAAGAATTTCCTGGATTAACAGATGAGCAATTAAAATCTTATCAAGGCTATAATAAATCGTCTACAAACAGCGGATATAATTCTAAATCAAATGAAAGTAACAGTATATCTGTTTTATATTTTGAATATAAGACCTATGCTACTCAAGTACATAAAATAAAGAAAACAGCTACCGGAGGTAGTAAAGCTATTGAAAAAAATGACACATTCAACCCTCCAGCTAACGACGACTTTGAAAAAGTTGATAGAGCTATAGAGGTAATATATGAAGGTGTTAAAGTTATAGGTAGTGGCGATATACTTAAGTGGGAACTTAAGAAAAATATGATAAGACCCAAAGCAGATACTACAAAAGCTCAAATGAGTTATGCTATCTGTGCGCCTAGAATGTATGAGGGTAGAATAGAATCTCTTGTTAGTCGTATGACTAATTTCGCAGATATGATCCAGCTTACACATTTAAAATTACAGCAGGTATTATCTAGAGTTGTACCAGATGGTGTTTACTTAGACGCTGATGCTTTAGCTGAAATAGATTTAGGTAACGGAACAAATTATAATCCTCAGGAAGCATTAAACATGTATTTTCAAACTGGTAGTGTTATTGGTAGATCAATGACACAAGACGGTGATATGAATAGAGGAAGACTACCTATTACTGAATTAAATTCAAATGGTGGTAACAATAAAATAAACGCACTTATAAGTACATATAATTATTACTTACAAATGATGCGTGATGTAACTGGGTTAAACGAGGCTAGAGATGGCGGAATACCAGATAAAAACGCTTTAGTAGGTTTACAGAAAATGGCTGCGGCAAATTCTAACACAGCAACAAGGCACCTATTGCAATCAAGCTTGTATATAACCCTAACAATGGCAGAGTGTATTGCAATGCGTGTTTCTGATGTTATAGAATATTCGCCAACTAAAGAGTCTTTTATAAAAACATTAGGTAAGTTTAATGTATCTACTTTAGAAGAAATGGCTAACTTACATTTGCATGATTTTGGTATATTTTTAGAATTAACACCGGATGAAGAAGAAAAAGCAAAGCTTGAAAATAATATACAAGTAGCTTTACAGTCTGGTCAGATATATTTAGAAGACGCTATAGAAGTCAGAGAAGTGCGTAATATAAAATTAGCTAATCAGCTTCTTAAAATACGTAGAAAAAAGAAACAACAACTAGATCAAGAGCAGCAGCAAAGAAACATTGAAGCTCAAACACAATCTAATACACAATCTGCTCAAGCAGCAGCTCAGGCTGATATGCAAAAGCAGCAAGCTCTGAATGAATCTAAAGCTCAGTTAGAGCAAATAAAAAATCAATTAGAAATAGCTAAAATGGAAAGAGAAGCAGCTATAAAGAAAGAATTGATGGAGCACGAGTTTAATTTAAACATGCAGCTGCAGGAAATGCAGTTAAAGCAAGTTAACGAAAAGGATAAGTTTAAAGAAGACCGTAAAGACGAAAGAACAAAAATACAAGCATCACAACAAAGTGAGCTCATAGATCAAAGAAAGAATAATGCGCCACCCAAAAGTTTTGAATCCGCAGGAATGGATAACTTAGGTGGATTTGGTCTTGAGCAATTTGAGCCAAGGTGATAAATTTTTAACTATTTAATTATATTATATTATGTCAGAACAAAACCAACCAATCGAAGAGGTTGTTGAAGACAACGCCGTAGAAAATAAAGAAGCAGCGCAAACTGAAACACCTAAAGATGAAATCTCTTACAGGGAGGTAAAAAAAGATGGGACTATTAAATTAGACCTAGGAAAACTAAAAGAATTTCAAACTAAAAACACAGATCAAGATGCCAAAAGGAGTGAAGTACATGAAAGCAAAGCCCAAAGCGAAGAAGAAAGTAGTAACAAAGAAGAAAGCGCTGAAGAAGAAAGCGTACTAGAAGAAGTATCCGGCACTGAAGAAACCCCTGTAACAGTTCAAACAAATGATCCTGTTATTGAAAAAAAGCCAGAGGCTACTCCGCAAAGAACTTTACCGGAAAATATTGAAAACCTGGTTAAGTTTATGGAGGATACTGGCGGGAGCATAGAAGAATACGTTAGATTAAATGCTGACTATTCAAACATAGATGATACTGCGTTATTAAAAGAATATTACAAGTCAACAAAAAGTCATTTAGATAACGACGAAATAAGTTTTTTAATTGAAGATAACTTCTCATACGACGAGGATATTGACGATGAAAGAGATATTAGAAAAAAGAAGTTGACACTAAAAGAAGAAGTTGCAAAAGCTAAGAAATTTCTTAATGGTATGAAAGATGAGTATTACAAGGAAGTCAAGTTGGGTTCTAAGTTATCATCCGAGCAGCAAGAAGCTATTAACTTTTACAATAAGTACAACCAAGAACAAGCTACCACTAGTGAGGTTCAAAAAAAACAGTACAAGCAATTTGAGCAAAGTACCAATAATGTTTTTAACGAAAATTTCAAAGGTTTTGATTTTAAAGTAGGAGACAAAAAATATAGGTATAATGTAAAGAATGCAAGTGATGTTAAGAATTACCAAAGCGACATATCTAATTTTGTGAGGGAGTTCCTCGACGAAAATGATATGATGAAAGACGCTAAAGGTTATCACAAAGCTTTATATGCAGGTAAAAATATTGATAAAATTGTATCACATTTTTATGAGCAAGGTAAAGCTGACGCTATAAAACAAACCGCTATCAATTCTAAAAATATTGATATGGGCGCTAGAACTAATAAACCAGTTGTAGAAGCCGGCGGAATGAAATTTAAAGTGTTAGGTGGGGAGAATAGTTCAAAGTTGAAATTTAAAATAAAAAAATAAACAACTTAAAAAAACAAACAAATGGGAGATTTTAACTCATCAACTGGACTAGGTGGATCATTTTCACTTAGCCCTATGCCAAACCCAGTAGTAAGCAATGCAAACTACATTGACTTTACAGCTCAAGCTACAGCTGGATGGGCACAACAATATTTACCTGAATTATACGAGGAAGAAGTAGAGAGATACGGAAACCGTACAATTGGTGGATTTTTACAAATGGTAGGCGCTGAAATGCCTATGGAATCTGATCAAGTAGTTTGGTCTGAGCAAAATAGATTACATATTGCATACAAGCATGCCGCTGGAGCTAGTACTAAAGTAGAGTTAGCGATTTCTACAGGTATTGTAACTTTAGGAACTGGTCTTAACAACTCTATTAGAGAAGGTAGTACTGTTTTAGTAACTGACAACGCTACTGGTCTTAAAACTCTTAAGTGCTATGTTTCAGCTTCATCTGGGCAAGCCGTAACATTGAAAGCGTATACTGCTGATAACTTTACTTCTATTGCAGCTAGCGGAGATGTTGGTGTAAATCTGTTCGTGTATGGTTCTGAATTTGCTAAAGGATCTGGTACTATGGCAGGACAACTTAAGCCAGAATTCCAACAATACAGTAACAAACCGATTATTTTAAAAGATCATTTTGAAATAAATGGTTCAGACACT